GATATTGAACGCGCATACCGAGATGGTATGCAAAAAGTTACATGGGTGTTTCGCTGTATAGACGCAATTGCTGGCAACCAAGCACGCCTGCCAGTCATTCTCCGAAAAGGAAATGATCAACGCGGGGAGAAAACAAAAAGCAACGAATCTTTATTAGAAATTTTTAACTCCAAGTCAAACGATGGTGAAAACTCATTTGCTTTTAGATACCGCATATCTGCGCAACTCTTAATGAGCACACGAGGCGTGTTTATAGAAAAAGTCCGTTCACGAGACGGAAAAATAATTGCGCTTCAACTTCTACCCCCACAATTTACTGCCCCAATCCCTGATCAAAAAAAGTTTGTTTCAGGTTTTGAAGTTGATATGCGCAACGGAACAAAGTTTGTTTTAAAACCAGAAGATGTTTGTTGGATTCGCAGACCACATCCATTGGATCCATATCTTTCAATGACACCTATGGAGTCCGCTGGTATTGCAATTGAATTAGAAACACTCGCAAAACTTTATAACCGTAATTATCTGCTGAATGATGGACGACCCGGTGGTTTGCTTGTTGTTCGTGGGGATATGGAAGATGACGACAAACAAGAATTAAAAAATCGTTTTAGGGGAAATCTTTCTAAGACTGGCTCAACAACCGTTATTGCTTCAGAAGCAGGCGTTGATTATGTTGACACATCTGCGTCACCAAGAGACGCGGCGTATTCGCAGATGCGAGAAATTCAAAAGAATGAAATCTTCGCTGCGTTTGGAGTTCCAGAGTCGGTAATCGGAAACGCCGCTGGTCGGACATTCAGTAACGCCTCAGAAGAACTGCGAGTGTTTTGGATGGAGACAATGGCTCCACACCTGCATACAATCGCACGCGCACTTGATGAACTTGACGATAAATATTATGTTGACTTTGATACCGACGACATACCAATTTTGATTCTTGCTAAACAAGAACGCGAACGATATGTCATGGACGAATTTCAGCAGGGTCTCATTTCTCTAAATGAGTACCGCACAGCAACAGGGCGGAAAAAGGTTGAATCAGAACTTGCCGATTCGCTTCTTTCTAATCCGAACCTCACACCAATCGCTAATACAGAAAAGCCTTTCAAACCAGAGGAACAGCAACCAGTTGATATGGCGGGTGTTGATCCGAACGCTGTACCCGGTGGGCTTCCACCGCAAGACGGTGCAATGGCTATGCCACAGCCAGCCCCACCATCGCCAGTTCCGGCACCTGATATGCCAGCAGAAGCACCGACAGAAACAGCAACGCTTACACCAGATCAACAACTTTCCGAATTTGAAAAAATCCAACATGAAATGCAACTCAAATTCGTTCAGGAAATTGAAACAAAAGCAGACACCGACACCGACCGTTGGACTGAAATTATTGACCGAGCCCTAGAACGCCTTTTTGAACGACAACAACGAGTCGTTATGGAGAAAGCATTTGGCAAGCGTGGTGTTAAGGCTCTAGCAAGTGGCGCCCTTACCGTAGACATGGTGTTTGACCCTGATGTGTGGAACAAGCAACTTGCAGACGATTTGGAGCCAATCATTTCCGCTATCTACTTGGACGCAAAAGAATATGTCGCCTCGCGCACAAGTGAGCAAGTCACTCTTGACCCTCAGGAAACAGAGAAACTTGCTCAGCAACAAATTGAACGAATGCAACAAGCAAATACGGGGACGGCAGAAGAAATCGCAGCGGCGATTGCTGTCGCCCTAATGGAAGAAAACGAAGAAGAAAGATCAACTCTTTTGAGGTTGGCGCTTATCGCAATTTTCCTGAAACTTATCTCTAAGCGAAAGCGAGACATTGCCGAACATGAGGCGCAGGCTTCATACAACGGAGGTGTTTATTTGGCGGGCAAAGACAGTCAAGGTAATTTCACGAAAACTTGGCTTACACGAAAAGATTCACGCGTTCGCACGGCACACAAGTTTCTTGAAGGTAAGACAGTAAACTTTGGCGACGGCTTTGTTGTGGACGGGATGATGTTGCGTTTCCCCGGCGATCCGATAGCCCCACCTTCGCTTACTTTCAACTGCCGTTGCCGTCTTCGTTTTGGTTTCAGCGAATAGCATTTTCAGTAAAACACCCCCCAATATACTGAAAGTGTTGCTTTTTTGGGGCTCCAAATAGTTTATTGTTTATAAACACACAATTTTTGGAGCATCATGCCAACAACACTTTCCGAATCACAGCAATATAAAGCGCTACAAGGTCAATTCAATATTGATGAAGCGCAAGGCGTAGTTGAATGCTTCGTCGCAGGCATCGGGAACAAGGACTCCGTAGGCGACATCATCGTGCCCGGAGCATTTACGGAGAGTCTCAAGCGACGCAAACCTCGCGTTGTATGGGGTCACAACTGGAATGAACCAATTGGCAAAGTACTTGAAATGTACGAAGTACCGCCATCAGACCCCCGCCTACCGATCAAGATGCGAGCCGCCGGTATTGGCGGTCTCTACGCCAAAGTTCAATTTAACTTGAAATCCGAACGAGGACGTCAGGCTTTCGCCGATGTTGCGTTCTTCGGAGAAGAGCAAGAGTGGAGCATCGGATACAAAACATTAGATGCAGATTTTGATCCACAGCGTCAAGCAAATGTTCTCAAAAAAGTAGAACTGTACGAGGCAAGCCCTGTGCTTCATGGTGATAACCAACTGACAGGAACAATCTCAATTAAGTCTGTTGAATCACACGACGGCACAGAAGCAAAAATGCATATGCGTGACGAGAATGGCAAACTGACAGAACAGGGTCGCTCCCTCCTAATGCGAATTCTTGCAAATGCTCAACAGCAGAAACCTCGTGAAGAGGAAGAAGACGATGATGACGCAATTGACGCACCAATGCCAGAAAAAGGTCGCAAAGAAAACCTGCCCCTTGCGCTAGCAAAAAAATTCGGTGGAGCAGTTCGTGTAAGAGAATCTGACGCAAACAGCGTAATATTTGACCACAGGGGAAACCATGAAGGCATTATTACTATGCGCGTTTCCTACCATTTTGAAAATGGTCAATTCATGTTCGGAGATGCAACACGCGTAAAGCCCCAAATTGTATACATCAACGACGATGGTGATACACCTAGCGGTTCCGACGGTGAAAGACGCTATGAAGATCGCTACCGAATGGATGAAGACCCACAAGTACCAGCAGGCGTAAAACCAAAGTCACCCGAAAAGGCTGACCCACTTGGCGGAATCATCCCTCAGGAAATTGTGACGGCACGAACCCGTGGATACGGTCCACGCCGAGGGAACCTTGAAAAGTTGTTGCGTTACTGGCGCCCAATCATGCGCAAACCGGGCGGGTTTCGTCGCTGTCGCGTAATTCTCGCCAACCACCCCGAGTTGTTCCCTCTTAGCAATATCTGTGCGTGGCTACACCATGAAACAACTGGTCTCTGGCCGAACGAAGGGTGCCATCACCCCGGTATGAAAAATTGCCGCGGGAAATTGCGTAAACAAAATTGGGACGACTCTCAATTCAACGAGCGACTATCACGCTTGATCAAACCCGGAAAATCCCTTGAATCCCTTGATGAGCAGGAAATCAAGTCAATCTTTGACTTCCTAGATAGCGAAGAAAAAGGTTATGAAATGATGGAGCAACTCGCTAATCGCCTTGCCGAAGAAGATCAGCCCAAGGGTGAGCAAGAAATGCAACTTGAAGACGTTGAGTTTGAAAACGAAGATGAAGGCAACGAGAAGGCTTATGAGGCTCTCAAAGAGTTTATGAACGCTGAGCCGGACTTCATCAATTATATGGCTGACAAAGACAACTGGGTCATGGAGGGCGAAGATGACAATGGGTCGGTTGTTGAAATGCCATACAACCGAGGCTCAGACGATGACGACTGCGGATGCGGTGGCGGTGGCAAAAACCCAAAACAAATGATCGGGATGCTCATGGCGGCGATATCCGAAATGATGGGCAAAGACGCCGAGCAGGACATTGAAGTCAAGGCTGGTCGCGTAATCAATTCACGAAATATGGCGAAACTACAGAACGCTTTCAATCTTCTCAAAGAAGTGCTGAACGCTGGCGGTGCGGTTTCCGATATTGAAGCCAAATCTCTTGCTCCTAACGAAAAAGAAACACTTCTCATTTCGTCTCCAGAGCGTTCACTTTATGAGGTGAAAGAACTCTTGGATCCGATTTTGGATTACTACCAAATCAAATCTGAAGTCACGGAAGAAGGTGTGCAGGTTGAAATCGGTGATGTTGAAGAAGACGCTTTTGAAGCACTACTTAACATCATGGACACAATGTAAATAATCAAACTATTTTTGTGTTGGTTTCAGTTGTAACAAAAACAAAAGACTAATATGAGTTATACTTCAATAACAGGTTTACCACAAAAAACAGCAAAGTATCAGTGTTTGATGTCAGGCGAAAAACGCTTGACACCTTGCTCTGTTTGCTCTAATCCATCAAAGTGCATTGCCAAAACAATGCACTACAAGGAGTCCACGAACATGGCTAGCGAAACACCGACAGTGAAACTTTTAGCAGACGGCGGAATTGAGTGCGCTAAAGGTCTAGAACTTAAAGACTGTGGCTACAAGCCCGGTGCAAAAGTTTGTGGCAAGTGTGGAGCAAAGGCTGTCACGCAAACAGAAGAAGCAGTTCCTACTGACGCCGCACCAGAAGTTGCCGCGCCAAGAGCAGGAGAAAAATCAGAATGGGTCACCGCTGCTGATGAAAAAGGTGCAAAGTTGGAGGAAGACATTGCAATGATGGATGAAGAGACACCAACCCCTGTCGCTAAAAAGAAAAAGAAGCCAGCCGAAGTTGTTGAAATGATGGAGGCTGACGAAGAAGAAGACGACATGCCAGAAGATCTTGACGACGACGAAGAAAAAATGTATGCCGAAATTGAAAAAATGATGGAACAAAGGAAAAAGGCTCGTGCTAAGCGCATGGAGACAATGGGAGTCAAGTCGGCAGACTACGACGATCTTGCTTTTGTCTGCGCAATTGAACGACGTGTTTATGCTGGCGGTTCAGAAATATGCGCATCATGCCCAGGTGGTTGCGAACAGCAAGACACAATGCCAAGTCTTCTTGAAATTGAAGGTATGGCTGAAAGCATGTTCGCAGGAAAAGTTTTGGACTCTGGCTACGCAGACGAAGTAGATATTTTCGTTGTAGATGTTCAACGCAAAGATGGAAAACCAGTTGAAGCGTACTTTGATGGATCAAGTGGTGAATGCATGGGCTGGCACCTTCTCAACGAAGACCTCATTGGTGAAGTAGCAACCATCCCCGGACAAAAAGTAATTTCGTTCAGTGAAGCATCTTCAATCGCAACAAAGTCAATTGAAGGCGAAGTTGTTTCCGTTGATGCAGACATGTTTGACGGTTACGACGCCTACGCTGTAGAGATTGAAGGCTTGGATGGAAAGTCTTACGATGTCTATGTCGGAGTGGACGGAGAAATCCTCGGCTTTGACGAATACGATCCTGAAGAAGCCGCTGACATTGACGAAGAAGTAGCCGACATTGCTTTGAAAGCCATGTACAGCGAAGATGAGCGCATGGAAATGGCTAAGGGTGGAATGGCTCTACCTGATGGATCATACCCAATCAAGGATGAAGAAGACCTCAAGAACGCCATCATGGCTTATGGTCGCGCGAAAGACAAGACCAAGGCAAAGGCGCATATCAAGAAGCGTGCGATGGATCTTGGTAAAGAAGACATGATTCCAGAAGAGTGGGATGCTGAAGAAAAAGTTCTTCTTGACGATGAAGCAAAAGAGTTCTTGAGCAGTCTGATGGAACTTGAAATGCTTGAAATTGAAACAGGTCTTGACAAGTGAAAAAGAAAAATCAGATTAACGACTCGGTCAGTACCTCTGGCTTAGTTTACGACACAAAAGAGGAGGCACAACCAACACCAGCAGTTGTTCAGGTTGATGCTCCCGCTGTCGTTGTCGTTGAAACCAAAGAGGAACCTGTTGTTGAAGTTGTTGAAGAAGAAGTTGTTGTAGAGAAAAAAGTGGAACCAAAGAAGGCTTCTAGAAAAGCAGTAGAGGATGACGATGTTGTTCCACTTTCATCAATTACAAAAGCGACAGAAACCAGTAAAGAATAGTTGGAGGAGACGATGACTAAATCGTCTCGCGCCTTTGACGCCAACGAAAGGGTCGCACAGTATCTTGATTCTGTTGCAACCGTTCAAGCGAACGTTCTTTTATTTAAAGGCTTTCTAGGTCCAACAATCAAGGACAAACCCGAATTGGGTTCTGTCGGTGCACGCGCAGCCCGAGCCGCTGGCGTAGTAGTTGACGCCTCAGGGAAACTTCGTTGCCCACCGGGGACACCTAACGCCAACCAATTTACCGACATGCAAATGTCCAACTGTTTAGTTCCTAGTGCCGAAACGGCAGCGCGTGGAGCGGCTTCTATGGCAGGGAAACTTATTGATGGTGCCAAAGGCATATTAAAAAGCGAAAACGTAAGAAACGGCGCAAAAGCAACAGCACTCTTGGCTTTACAAACATTGGATTACATGCATGTAGACGGTTCAGGTTCCCTTACTGATTCCACACTCATGAGCGCGATGCTATTGAGGGCAGGTGGGGCGCAACTGTTGGATTTTGCTTCTGATTCGCTCCATAAACGAGGCAAAATATCTGACAAGAAAAAAGAACAGTTGGAAGCGGTTGCATCAAAACTCAAAAAAGATGCTGCGGTTGACGCAAGAAACTTTGTACTAGCAAGCCTGAAAAAGCGTAAAGATAAAAAAGAAAAAGAAAAAGAACTTGATGATGTACGCACCCCTACAGATGACATCGCTGAGGCAAAGGAAACTGGAAGACCATTGAAGATGCTTCTAGTTGGGACTTTCCCGAGTTCGGTACAAGATAAGTATGATCGTTCGTTGCCATTAATCCAAGATCCAAATACACCAGACAGCGAAGTAACAGATCTTATGGACGCTTACGCAAAAATAGCAACAACTGAATACGGAAATCTAGGTTTCAATTCAGATGAAACAAAAATAATTGTTGAAGCCCAAGTTGATTTACTCAGACATAAAAGATGGCAAGCACAAACTAGAGCCGGAAACGTCACCGCCTTTGATGAAAATTTTAGTGAAGAGCGTCGTTTGCAAACAGCAAAAGAAACCATAGAAAACTCGCGGGTGACAATT